GTAAAGCGATAAAATCTATGGCGATATTCGAGCTTGCACCGCTTGGCACCACAGGTCTTGATGTATGGCAAATACGCTACTTTTGGCTTTCCGCAAATTCTGCAAGCGATGATGTGGCGCATTTTAGTTCGATATGGACACGTCAATTTCGAGGGTCGTATCAACGCCAGCAGACTTTGAATAGCCGGAAGAGAAGAGCGCGTGGTTGAACATGTTGCCCGATCCGATCGACGAATCGCCGCCGATGAAGGATCCGCACTCCGTATACGTTCCGTTCGCGAGAGCGGAATCAGGGAAGAAGAACTGGACCGATGCGGTATTGAATCCGTTATCGAAGGCGTAGCTGATCGGGGCGCGGTTCGTCGGTGTCGTGAGGGCGGTGTCCGTGTTTGCGGGGGTTGTGGAACCGGTCCCAATCTCGCCCCACGCGATGCCAAGCGGGAAATTCAGTGAGCCAATGTAGGCGCTGATGAGGTACTGCACAAGGATGTCGATGCCGTAGTTCGAGGAATCGACGATCAGGTTGTTCCGCTCGACTTCGATCTTGCCATCCGCAAGAAGCTCTCGCGCAAGATCAAGCCGGCCCAAGCCTTTCAGCGTTTCATAGCAATGAAGCGTCCCGGCCGGATGCGAGCGGATGATAATGGTGCCCTTGATCTTCAGGCCATCGGAGGATTGCATGGATGGTGCGGGATTGTCTCTTAATTATGGTTATGAATAGACCGCAAAGCCATAGCGGGCTTGTGGAGAACTCGGGCCGTAGCGATAGGGCTTCGTGCCGGATGTGGCAGCCACTGTTTCAGCGATTGTGAGACTCTCGCCGGCCACCTCAAGGTTTTCGGTTACTGTCGAGTCGTCAACGGTCGTCTGGCTGGCCTCCTGTTGGAGGATGGTCGTCATGAGGTCGGTGAAGGTGACGTTGTCTGACCCGATGCACTCGATCTGATACTCAAGCTGGCCGTCGATGCCGAGGGTGTCATCGCCCGGCGCGTACCCCACCGCCTCAATGCGCTTGATGATGAGAAATTTGATGATGCCGAAGGCGGGAAGATTGATGAAGATGCTTTGCCCGACGGCGCAGCCGGGAATGAGCGTGTTGAACTTCAGGTCGTACACCGGGTGCCCGAACTGGAGGATCTGGGCCGTGGCGCGCGCTTGTGCCTCCGGTACGCTCAGGATTTTAGTGTCGGATACGACGCCTTGTCGTTCTCCGTACGCCGCGACGCTTGCGGCGTCCGAGGCGTGAGCGACGATGGGGACCTTGGCAGTGCCGAACACCTTGACCGTTTGGCCGGTTGTCGGGGCGCTCGACGTGAACTGTATCCAGCGCTGTTGATCGTTGTACATGACCTCGAATGCCGAAGGGTCGTCCTGATTGGCGATTCCCACGGTCTGCGGCGTGCCATCGAGGGTGACGGTGATCGGAACCGCCTCGTAATCGACGGCCGTAGGAGAATAGTAGGGATAGGAAACGCTGAAGAACTGCCGGATGCCGTCCGTCAGGAAAGTGTCGGGGGTATTCGCCGCGGTGAAGGTCTTCGGATAAGTTCCGCCGATCACGTAGACGCTATTCTGCATGTTCGTGATCTGGAGGTCGATGTCGAGCGAGTTCCATTCGATCTCCCCACTCGTCCCATCGACGATGATCGGAGCCGCTCCCCCCGCGCCCACAGCCCCTCCTCCCGTGCCGTCATCCACGTCGCCCAAGAAGAAGTGGAGATCTTTGTCTGGGTCGATGAACCAGTCCCAGCCGACGAGGTTCGCGAGCGACTGGAGGGCTTTGCTCGGCTGCTGATAGTTGAACTTGATCGACGGGATGAGGAAATTCCCCGTCTGCACATGATTGGTCGTGAAGCCTTTGCCCCCGCAAAACGTGTTGATGATGTCAACCGCTATGTCGTGCGGATCCATCATGCTGTAGTTCTTCTTCACGAACGTCCCGTCGAGCAAATATCCCCAGTCCGTGCAAGTCACCTGCCACGTGATGAGGAGTCCACTGACGATCGGCTCAAGCTGAGTGACCGTACCGCCGAAGATGATCCCCGTCGAATCGTAAAGCTCGATCGTGTCGCCGATCTGCGGGATCGTTTTAGCCGGGTACGTCTGCCCGACGCCCTGACGGATATTGAATTTGAGCGAACCCACTTCCTTGGTAAGGACGCTCACCATGTCCACCGATTTCCAATCGACCGAGTTTGTTATGTCGGTCGAATTGTCATAAATGCGGACGGGGCTTGCCATGCTAGAGTGCGTAGTTTTTCACCCTGATGTTCTGGACTATGGAGTTCGCGAGCATATTGCCGATCTGCCGGATGGTGCTCGCGTCGGCCGGAAATACTCCGCCGTTTATATTCACGATGATCTGCTGCATACTCCCGGTCCCGGCTCCCGTAGCGCCCATCGCGGAGAGCGGTATGACCGCCTCCGGTCCCGCCTCACCGATGATCGCGAGCGTCGGCTGCGTGACGAACCCGCCATCGGCGAGCATCGGAATGTCGGGGATGCTGAACCCGAGATTGATTGCCGGCGTCGCGAGCTTCGTGCCGGGAATGGAAATGGATGGTATCGAAATATGGAGAGCGTCGAGCGCGTTAATGAAGCCGTTGATCGCGGAGATTATGTAATCTATCCCGGTTTTGACCGTGTTCTGAATCGTGGTCCATATGCTCCCGAGGAATCCGCTCATATCGGACCACGCCGTATTCCAGATACCGGAGAGATCGTTCAGGGACGTGGTGAAAAGGTTCTTCAGCTCGTTGAATATGCCCTGCCCGAAGGAATAAATACTGCTCCACGTCGCGTCCCAATTCGCCGCGATGATCTGGCCGATGGCTTCCATGTCCTCCTTAAGCTGCGTCCAATTCGCGATGATGAGCACGGCAAGAGCGACGAGGGCAACGCCGAGTGCGATGAAGGGGAGAGCCGGGAGGGCGGCGGCGACGGCGAGCGCGCCGAACACGACTGAGAGAAGCTCGATAACCGGGGTAATGGTGATGATGGCAACGCCGACAAGCCCCACGAGGAGGAGAAGCGCCGCGAGCGCGACGGAACCGAGGACGATCGCGTCCGTGAGCTTGGGGTGTTCCTGCGCCCACGTGGCGATCGCGGAGATCACGGGCTCAAGGTCCTTCGCGATCTGATCGAGGAGCGGCAGGAGGTCGTTGCCGATGACGGTGCCGAGGGCCGTCATCTGGTTTCCGAGCTGGGTGATCGCCGCGCCGGGAGCGCCCGCGGCGGCGGTTGCCACGCCGCCGATCGAATGAGAGAGCGTCTGGAGGATCAAGGCGTCGGCCCCCGCGGTGTCTCCGACCTTCGCCATGTTCTCGATGATCGTTACCGTAGCAGCCGGAAAATCTATGTTGCCCTGACGAATGAGCTGGTTGAGGCCCGCGACAGGATCGGCGAGGGCGTTCGTGAGCATCCGCGTCGCGTTCGGAAGATCGCTCCCCATCTTCGTCGCGAGGTCCGCTGCCATAAGGCTCGTTTCTTGATACGACCCCTGAAGCTGGGTGTGGCTCAAAATGAGGGCCTCAGAGGAGAGAACGTCCTGCTGCGAGAAGAGGGTGATCGACTGCAACTGCTGTGCGTACGCCTGAATCTGCGACAAGGGGATCGCGGAGCCGGTGTCCTTGAGGATTTGGGTGATCTGCGCTGAAGCCTCGTCCCACTGCTGCGCAGAATCGACCGCGTCGCCGATTCCTCCTTTTATGGCGAGAAATGCGATGCCTGCGACCGCGGCAAGTCCGGCATAGGCCCCCGCCGAACTCGTGGTAGCGGCATCGCTTGACGCCTCGATCGCGGCGTTCGCCTCTGCGATCGTGGCGGCGGCTTCCTGCGCGGAAACGCCGGTGTCCATCATGACCTGCATGATCTCGTCGCCGTTCTCCTCTGCGAGCGCGGCGGCTGCAGCCATCGAGGTTTCCGTGGAGGTCATCGCGTCCTCGATCTCGCCGGTCGTCGCGTTTACCTGCAAACCAAATTCGGCGAAGCTTTCCGCGGCCGCGTTCGTGGAGGTCGAAACCTCATCAGCCATATTGGCGACGGACTCTCCAACTTCGGCTATCGTTTCCGACGCTTCGTCAACCGCCGATATGAGGATCTGAAGCTCGGATTCCATCGGGTGTTACGGATGAATATATTTCTCGGCGGCGGCCCAGACCTTCTTATGCTGACGCGCGCGATAGACCGCGCCGGCGATTATGAATGTAACGATGAGAAGGGGGCACACAACGAAGACGAATAAGACTGCGATGGTTGTCATACGGGTGAGGTGATGAGTATTGAATCGGCCTTTGGCCCATTAACTAAGCCATAGCCGCGGCGTTTATGCAAGCTATCCCTTGGACTTCCGCTGGTTCTCCTCTTCCTCGCTCTGAAGCATGAGGAGGAGGTTCGCGACGAACCATTGGGGCTGAGCACGGTACGTGAACCAGTCCCATTTCATCTCCCGGCAGAGCACGATGGCTTTGAGCTCGGGCGGGAGATAGGCGCGCCCTAAGGCGAAGAACTCGTGCCAGATCAGCTCTGGGCCGGAGTCTTCGCCTCCGTAAAATCCCCGTTGACGATCTTCGTGACCTCCTTGCTGAGGAAGAGATAATCGCCGAGGGGAAGGTCGCGGAGCACGCTCTCTATGTTTTCTGACACACTGTCGATCGAGATGACGGCGATGGTGACAAAGCGCTTTGCGAGCTCTGTCTTTGCGAGATCCGTGCCGTCCTTCGTCTCACTGAGATCGAGGAACTCTCCGGCGGAGATGTACTCCTTGAGGACGACCGTGTGATTTGCCGGCGTGGTGACGGTCTTCGTTTTGCGTTCTGACATTGTGGTGAGGATTTTGGTTAACGTTTGTAAGCTATGCGCTTGTCGCGGCGGTGTTCGTCGTTGTGATGTTCAACATCTCCGAATTCGCCGTTGAATATGTGCCTTTCCATTTAATGGACTGGTACACGAGGTCCTTGATCTTGATCGGGCGGGAGATCTCCGTGAAGTAAACCTGATCGAGCGTGATTTTGACTTCAGGATTCGCGGCGCTGCCGATCGTGACATCGGTGTTCTTGAGGTCAATGAGCATCGCCTGCGGGACGTTCGGCGTCGCGAGTGCGACCGTCTTGAAGTCGGATTCGTTCTGCCAGATCGCCTCAAGCGTGCCGGTCACGGCGAACTCCTTGTTGAGGTAGTCGATCGGGGCGATGCTGCCGAGCACATCGTCATCTTCGATGTTCGCATTGATGGAGAGCTTGCAGGACTTCAAGGCGATGGCGCTTGCTCCGGAAAGTCCGGAGACGGACGTGGCGTACTTGAAGGTCATGTACTGCGGAAGGAAGCGGTTCTCCGTGGCGATCGACGGGCTGAACGAGGACTGCGAGACGCCCTTGAGGGCCTTCACCGAGAGGGAGAGCTCCGCGAACTTCTTGAGCTCCACGTCGAGGTCCATCTTGTGGATGACGCCGAGCGCGTGGCTGTAATCCACGCCCGCAAGCGGATCGTGGATGAAGAGCGTAAGCGACTGATGCTGCGCTGACTCCGCGACGGTTGCCTTGTGGTCGTATACGATCGTTTCGCCCGAGTGCGTGGTGTCGGCGCTCGCGCCGAACATCGAATAGAGGATGAGCGGCAGGCTGAGATCCGTGAGAGGGACCTTGAGCGTACCTTCCGCCCAGTTCTTCGTTCGGAACTGCCCGACCGAATCCTCGATGATCCCGTACGCCTCGTCCTGCGTGACGTTCTCGTACTTTTCGTCGAGCGATGCGTCGCTGAAGGCGAGCCAGTGGTTGGCCGACGAAATGGCGGTGCCGCGCGTTACTTCTTTCGCGATGCCTATGCTGAACCGTCGGCCTATGCCTTTTACTGACATATTTAGTCGTTCTTGATTTCTGATTCACCGACCTTTTCCTCCGGATTCACCGGTTTCCGCTTTGCAAGATAGATCGCGTGCGCGTCCTCACGGGTCGCCGCGCGCACGGTAATGGCCTGATAGCCGTTCGCCTCGGGGTAGAAATAATCGTTCTCAAGCACGGACGCGGCGCGTGAGTACGTCGGCTGCACGTCTTTGTTTGCGACGTCTTCGCTTTCGAGCATTTTGTTTTGTTTCTGGGGAATATCCACGAATGTTAGTGGTGATTTATTGCACGGCGGCCGGGACGAGGGCCTTTGCCTTAAGCGTAGCGTACGCTGTTACATATGTCACTGCCCCGCTACTCACAGGTCCCGGAGGGTCAAGGATCGCCGGATTCACGCCGCCGACCGCCATTCCCTGAAGGGTGGCGTCGTTATCGAACACCTGAAGGACGTTGTCGATAAGCCCCTCAAGGTACGTCGGGTCGTTCTTCGGAAGATTGTCGGGGGTCGTTACGATCATGATGAACCACGTGTATTCGCGGAGGTTCGTCGCGGTGTCGTAGTACTCGGATGCGCCGACGGTCGGCGGTATGACGAGCGCCGAAGGAAATGATCCCCACGTCCGGTCAAGAGGATTCAGTTTTGTGAAGTCATCCGCCGCCACTGAACCCAGTACGCCGCTCGAAACGAGCGACTGAAGATCGGTGATTATGGCTTGCTTGATGTTCTGGGCGAAGGTGTTAGGCATCGGCTTGTGCGGCGATGGCTTCGTTTACCTGATTGAGCGCTTGGACGAAAAGCGTCTCTATGTCCGGCTGCGCCGCGGCGACGATGCGCTCCATAAAGGGGTTGGCTTTGGTGCCGGGATGCTTGACCACGGGACCGAATATCCTTCCTTCCGCCACGTTTGCGAGCACCCGCCTGTTCACCGCTCTGATCTCGTGTGGCCCGGTACCGAACTCCACGTATGGCGCGTAGCTTGCGCGCGGATACCAGCGGGCCACGAGATTCCCCACTTCGAACGCCCAGTTCTGTACAAGGTATCCGGTCCTTACGGGAACGGTCGCCGCCGTCGTGAACTTCGCGAGAACCGCCTGCGCCGCGACGACGGCGCGCTGGATGATCGGCGTCGAAATCGCAGGATATTGTGCGAGCGCCTCTTGGAGCTGCGGAAGTTGGGGAATGGTGACTTGGAAGGTGGATGCGGCCATGGAGATTAGAAAATAGTGCCGACGCGGCGGTAATTGTTGATGACGTTTTGGTCGAAGGCATCAAGGGCATCGCGCCATGAGGTTGTCGCACCTTGGATCGCTTCGCTCGCCTTCCCGTCCAAGAGGCGCCTCTTATAGATCCGGACCACGAGATTCTCGCATAGGTTCGTGAGGTCGGAGGGAAGCTGGTGGGTGGACCCGTTGCCGGCGTTCTGCCAGTCCACCGGGAACCCGGCGACGTAGGTCGCGCGGATCATGTTGTTGTAAAGGCCGGGAATCGAGCCGTAAACGCGGATGATGCCCGCCCGTCCTTGCTGGTCGAGCTCGTATTGGTCCGTAATGAAACTCGTCCAGTTCGGATTACTCGGCGTTCCGGATCGCCATTGGAACGAGAGAAGCCCCGAGATCTCGAACACCGCGCCGCTTTGCGTAACGCTTGCGGGCTGGCTCATCGTGAGCGCGCCGTTGCTTCCCACGGATGCGACGGTCGTCCCTTGGGGGAAAAGGCCCTGTATGTTGTAAAGCTGCATTCCGGCGACGATGCCGGTGTAAGGGGCGACGGTCACATTGGCCGATCCCTGCGTGAGATTCCCCGTGACGATGAGGTAGGTGACCGGTGCATTGCGAAGGACGAGGCGTTCCTGCTTCCGACCCTGCGCGGTGTAGACCTCGTTCGTGTACGTCTTCTGCACGAAGTGGCCGTCGTTCGGATACGATTCGAGGCCGGTCTTCCCGCACTCACGCTCGATGTAATCAGTGGCGCCATTGATTATGCGCGTCAAGACCGCGTCCTTGTCATCGATCGTGATGTCGAGGCGGTCTTTACATCTCTGTAGATTCGTGAGCGCATAGAGCGCAACCTTTTCAGCCATGGAATGCCGAGGGAGTTCCCTCGTGTCGTGGCACTCACCTCACCGGGAAGTGCCACGGAACGAAGGTTCGAATGCCTAAGTATTCGAAGTGTTCGAATCCACCGGTTTCTGCTCGGCGTTGCCCATCACGATCTCGGCGAAGCCGAGGATCGCGGGAGACGTGCCGCCGGTGAACGCCGGCGTGATGACCGCCCGAAGGTACTGCTTCCGGTTAAGGTTGAGGCCTTCGATGCGAGCCACATTCTCCGCCGCCGCGCTGTGGCAATTGAGCGTGAACCCGATCACCGTGCCGGTGTTGTCGAGCGCGTTGCTCCACGTGCTGTTGTCCGAGGACTCCTGCAACGTGATCGCAAGCGCCGCAGCCGTCGGGGAACCCGACGCCGACGCGCCGTAGGCGTGGATCGCTGCGTTGTCATAGCCCGTGGTGTTCACGGACGAGCCGTCCACCGCGGACGAGCCAGAGAAGCTCTGCGGGGCGAGCGAGACGCCGCCCACGAGCGCGGTGCCGTCATAAACGTTAAAGCGCATTGAATTGGATTGATTGGCCCCTGCCTTCCCTCGACTTTAATCGGAAGGGACGAAACGCTGGCGCGCTTCGACGGGCGGTTTATTTCCCATCCCCGCCCGGCCGCGCCGAGGAAAGGGCGCTGGCCGGGAAGGGAGTTCACAAGACTACGACGCTGCCGTCGAGATGACCGTGAATGCCTTGGGGAGCACGACCACGAATGCGTGGCGGTGCTTGTAGACGATGCCGCGCTGGTCAGAAAGCGCCACCTCTTTGCCGCCGAACGAGCCGGACTCGAACTGCGCGACGCGGAGGTCGCCCTTGTCGCCGAACGCGCATGCCTTGAGGTTGCCGAAGAGACCGAACGCGGTGCCGGCCTGAGAGCCGACGGTCGTCGCCGGGAGCCAACGGTTCGTGAAGACCGGATAGCCGGCCATCTCGCCCGCGGGCTTGATCGGGCCGCCGCCCGCTTCATCCTTCAGATTGCTGCCTGCACCTGAAAGGAAGAGGAACGGAATGCCGGAGCTCGAAGCGAGCTCGGATCGGACCGCAGCCCAGACAGTGCGGTGGAAGTACCACGCGGCGCTGTCCAAGATGGATTCCTCCAAGGTCGCGATAACGTTCGCGGCATCGGTGACCGGGTTGAACTTCGCATACGTCGTGCTGCCCGAAGCCAACGTGTACGTGTTCACGTTCGCCGTGTTGAAGATGCCGACGAAGGGACCGCTGTAAGCCGTGCCGGCGACGGTGCCGCCGCCAACAAAGCCCTGCTGGTCGATCATGTTGGCCAAAGCCTCGCCTGCCATCGCCATGAGCCAGTCCGCGAGCTGCACCGAGGCATCGGCCAAGAGGTCGTTGCCGACGGTGAACGCGAGCTGCCACTTGCGGGCAATGAGGACCGCCTGACCGAACGTGAGCCCCGTGACGGAACCCGGAAGGTCCACGCCGATGTAGGAGCCCGTGAGGAAGGAGCCGGTGTAATTGGGGATGCCCAATTCATCGGTCTTCATCGGCCACTTCTGCGCCTGCTTGAGGATCGTACCGACGGAAGCGGCGATACGAAGAATCGCTGCCGCAACTTCCGGTTCGACCAAGTAGCCGCCGCGGTTGTCCTGCTCCTCGATGAGCGCTTCGTTGGCTTTCACCTTCAAAGCACCATCGCGGTTGCCGCGGAAGACCGCCTGCACCTGCTTCGCGAACGCCATCTTCTGATCGGTCGAGAGGCCGGTGATGTCGATGCCCTTGACGGAGCGTTCGGCCATCGTGGCATCGACAATCTGCCGGGCAGTCTTCAGCGAAACCTCTTCAACCATCGGACGGAGAGATTTCTCCATCTGGTCGTTGAACGTTTCGGTAACAGTAGCCGCGACAGCTTTTACAATTGTTTCTTGATCCACTGATTTGGAAATGTAGTAGGTCTATCTACCGCGCGACGTAAGCTCCTTGATCTTTGGATTGACCTGTCGGAGCACCGTTTCGGCGGCAGTTTTGACCTGCCTCGCGAGCCGCTGGTTGAAGAGATAAGCCTCCAACTCGTCGCTTGCTCCCGAGGTGCTCGACCTTGATTTCAGGGCCT